ATCAATGTAAAATTAAAAATGGAAGAAACTATAGAACAATTATCAGTTATTGATCAACGAGGGTCATTTGAAGCTGATGATGAGGTTGGTTTCGCATTCAAAGAAATAAAAAAATTAAACGAAGAACTATTACAGTTCATTTTAGAATATAACAAAACAGACCAAAATGCCTAGAAAAGCGTCCCCGAATAGTAGTAAATATTACTTTACAGATGTAACAGAACAAGCTATTATAGACTATAATATTAGTTCTGATGATAGTGAACGAAATAAAATATATGAACAGCATTTAAAATATGCGTTTAATAAATTAGCAGAAAATTTAATTCATAGATTTAAGTTTTATCATTTTGATATACCATATGAAGATGTAAAGCATGAAACAGTTGCCCATTTAATAGAAAAAATCAATAAATTTACTGCAGGCAAAGGTAAAGCATTTAGTTATTTTTCGATAGTAGCAAAAAATTATTTAATTAATGAAAATAATGGAAACTATTATACTGCAAAAAACACAGATGATTTACTTGTTGTTGATGACACTAGGCAGATAGCAAACGAAATTTCTAGAGCAAATAAACTAGAAGACGATAAAGAATTTATGGATCTATTTATTGATTTTACTGAGGAGAATATGACTCAATTTACAATGGATGTTATGAATAAGAAAAATACTAAAGTCACTAAAGTACGACTATTTGAAACACAAACCGAATGTTTAATAGCAGATTCAATATTAGAACTATTTAAAACTAGAGAAAATATTGAGGTATTCAATAAGAAAGCCTTATATATTTTAATTAAAGAGCGTTCTGGTGAAGATAAGACGCAAGATATAACGAAAATACTCAAACGAGTAGAAATGTTATACAAGGATATATTTGTTAATTGGTCTAAAACAGGAAAGTTAGAAACAAAATATTTATCAAGTAATATATTTATAAATAAAAATGGACATTCACGGAGAACTATTTAAAGGTAAATCTTTTAGCGACATATTAAAAGATATTTATGATAACTCTAAAAAGAAAGATAGGCAAGTTAATCTACTCATTGCTGAACTTAAGCCATTGATTAAAAATATAGGTGATGCAACAATAATAGTGCCATTAATTAAAGAGTACTTAGAAATAGGAGTTAAAAATGATGAGCATCTAGTAAAATTGGCTGCTGTTGCACAACGACTAATGACTGCTGCAGCAAAATCAAATCCTGAAATGGGCGACTATGGATTAACCGATGAAGAAAAACGACAGTTACTAAACGAAATTTCTAGTATTGAAAATAGTGAATCGGTAGTTACAAATACTATACAAAATATACAACACGAACAAAAGAGTATAAATTTATATCAACAAGATTTAGAAGAAGATGTCTCTATTTAATATAAAAGGAGAATCGCTCCAATTGATACCAGCTAAAGTTAAACAGACTTACTACAAAGATGATAAGCCTGAAAATACTTTTTATGTATCAGCATTAATATTGGATGGGTATAGCTCGCAACGAGAAGTTTTTGCAAGACCGTTATTTTCAAATATGAAACAACCACCTCTAGAAGGTGAAACAGTCTTATTATTAAGTACTATAGGTAGTTATGCGAGTGGTATAAGTTCTAATGAAGAAATGTACTATTTAGGAATAATAAATCTTCAAGGTAGTGTACATCACAATTCTATACCTAATGTAAATGAAGTTGAGACTAGAAATGAAGGAGGAGGAAATGCTCAATCATATCAAACTACCGGAGCAGGTAGTACTAAAAAACAACAACAAGCAAAAATAGATAGTAAATTTCCTGAATCAAGAAATGTAAAAGCTATACAACCTTACGTTGGTGATGTATTAATTGAGGGTAGATTCGGTAATAGTATTAGATTAACTAGCACATTAAAATCTACTAATGTATATACTAAAAATGCTAATTGGCAGAAAGGTGATGGTACAGAGGGTGATCCTATGTTAATATTACGAGCATCTAAACCTACACAAAATACTAATAAAGTAAATGATTTTATTACTGAAGATTTTACTAAAGATGATTCTATAATTACATTACAAAGCACCCAAGCATTAAACTTTACACCAGGATCAAGTGTTACTGATTCGATTAAGAATCAAAGTTTAGATTCATGGGATAAAGGTCAAAAGTTTGGAGGTAAGCAAATATTAATATCGTCAGGCAGAGTAGTGTTTAATTCAACACAAAATGAAATAATAGCATTTGCTAAAAAAGGAATAGGATTGTCATCAGCCGATGCTATATCATTAGATGCACAAAAAAATATTGAAATGAGTGCTACTAAAATTTTATTAGGCAAAAATGCTGATGAGCCATTAATTATGGGTAATAAAATGAAAGATTGGATGGAACAACTAATAGATGCTATAGGTAAATTAACTGCAATAACAGCAGTTGGCCCATCATCACCATTAGATCAATCACCATTATGGCCAAAAATTGTTGCACTAAAAAATCAATTTCAAAATAACTTAAGTCAAATATCATTCACAAAACAATCAAAGTAAATAATTATTAAAAACGATAGTATGAAATCAAAAGAATTTATATCTGCACTACGACTAATCATTCGAGAGGAAGTTACAAAAGCTGTAAGATCTGAGGTAAGTAGGGTATTATCCGAAGGAACACAACAACCAGTAGTTAGACAGCAACCAGTACAAACTAAACCAGTTGTATCAAAAACACAAAAATTTAAAAACGAAATACTGCAAAGTCTATTAGAAACGACAGACCCAATACAAAGAGGTGGCGCTCCTGTTGGATTTGAGGAGTGGCCAACTATGGAATATAATGGTGCATCATTTATGGGGCATAATACTCCAGGTATAATAAATGCAGCTCCTGATGGTATGAATATTGATCAAATTGAACAGGTAGCTCCTGATGTTGCTCAAGCATTAACTAAAGATTATAGTTCATTAATGAAGGCGATTGATAAAAAACGAGGAATAAAATAAGATGGCCAGAAGAATAAGGCAGATATTACCTATAAATACAAATGATGCTATACGACCAATGAATACTGCGGTCGGTATTAAATTACCATTTTCTGGTAAAACAGGTAACTTATTTGACTTATCGTATACAACAGAAGAACAAGCTATTTCAAATTTGAAAAATCTTTTACTTACTAGAAAAGGTGAAAGATATATGCAGCCATCTTTCGGTACTGACATATACGATTCATTATTTGAACAAAATACTGAAGATCTACCTAATATATTACGAGATGGGATTTCCGCAGATATAGCTTTTTGGTTGCCGTATATAATTATAAATGAATTAACGGTGTCTCAAAATTCTAAATACGAATCTGAACCTATCGGACATATATTACAAATAAGTCTAACAGTTCAAGTTACTGAAAATGGAGCTAGTACACCGATAACAATAACAGTAACACCATCAACAATAACTGTGGAATAATGGCTAATACAACAGATGTAAAATATTTAGGAAAAGACTTTACTCAATTAAGAACAAACTTAATTGAATTTACAAAGAACTATTTCCCAAACACATATACCGATTTTAATGAATCATCACCAGGTATGTTATTTTTGGAAATGTCATCTTATGTAGGTGATGTTCTAAGTTTTTATACTGATAAGCAAATAAAAGAGTCTTTATTAGTAACCGCTGAAGAAAAGACGAATCTATACTCATTAGCACAATCTTTAGGTTATAAAGTAAAAAATAAGATAGCAAGTTCGGTAGATATAGATGTATTTCAATTATTACCATCGGTAGTAAGCGGAAGTACTGTAGTTCCTGATTGGAGTTACGCACTAACAATATCATCAGGAATGGTGGTTAAATCTAAATCATCTACTGCAGAATTTAGAACATTAGAGACTGTTAATTTTAAAACTTTAGAGAACGATCCTAATGCAAATGTGAGTGCATATCAAATTAATGATGTAACTAATCAAATTGAATATTACCTATTAAAGAAATCAGTTAAAGCTGTTGCAGGCAATATTCAAACAGCAACATACACATTTACAGATCCTAAACGTTTCGATAGAATACTATTGAATACAGAAAATATTATTGAGCTAGTAGACATTATTGATTCTGATAATAATAATTGGTATGAAGTTCCAAATTTAGCACAGGATACAATATTTGAAACTATAGCAAATGTAGTACAGAATGACCCGGTATTATCACAATATAATACACCAGTTCCATATTTGCTGAAATTGAGAAAAACAGCCAGACGATTTATTACAAGATTTAGAACTGATGGGACTTTAGAGATACAATTCGGAGCGGGCATATCTGCTGATTTGGATGAAGAAATAATACCTAATCCAGATAATGTAGGTTCCGGACTACCAAGTTTACAGTTAATGTATGACTTTCCTATAGATCCATCAAACTTTATGTATACTAAAAGTTATGGATTAGCACCAGCTAATACAGTATTAACAGTTAGGTATACTACAGGTGGTGGGATAGAATCCAACGTACCAGCTTTTGATTTAGATCAGATCATAGAATTAAATTTTGATATAAACGATTCTGGACTAAATGCAAATTTAGTAAATCAACTTAAGGCGTCGGTTGCTTGTACTAATCCAAATCCTGCATCAGGAGGTAAAGATGGTGAATCAGAAGATGATGTTAGAAATAATACATTAGCATTTTTTGCCGCACAAAGTAGAGCAGTTACCGATCAAGATTATATAATTAGAGCATATTCTATGCCTCCGAAATTTGGAGCTATATCAAAAGCTTATGTTATACAAGATGTGCAGGTTAATCAACAGACAAATCAAGCAGTTGCCAATCCATTAGCATTAAATTTATATACTTTAGGATACAATTCAGATGGTACATTAACAGTACTTAATAACGCAGTTAAAGAAAACTTAAAGAATTATTTAACGCCATATAGAATGTTAACAGATGCAATCAATATTACAGATGCATTCATTATTAATTTCGGTATAGAATTTGATATAATAACTTTACCGGAATTTAATTCTAACGAAGTATTGATAAAATGTATTGATACATTAAAACAATATTTTGATATTAAAAAATGGCAAATAAATCAACCTATTATTATATCAAAAATATATACTTTATTAGATAGAGTGGATGGTGTACAAACTGTACCTAGAGTATCAATAAATAATATAGCAAATAAAGAATTAGGATATTCAGAAAATATTTATCCTATGTCTACACAAGATGGGGGTAGTACTAGAAATGGTGTGATCTATCCATCAATGGACCCTAGTATCTTCGAAATAAAATATCCAAATAACGACATAAAAGGTCGTGTAATAAGCCTATAATATTATGATAATAGCATTGACCCCATATAAAGACGCTACAATATACGAAGATTATCCGAATAAGAACACCGGATTAGATGAGATATTAGAACTACAAAAGGTTGCATATAGCACAGGTAGCTATGCAGAATCTAGAGCGTTAATATACTTTAACCAATCAGAAATTTTAGAGACTTTAGATTATGTATCTAATCACACAGCAAGTAATGCAACTTGGTCAGCGTCATTAAAACTAAATACAGTACAAACATCACAGGTACCGTTAGAATATTCAATTGTTGTTGGAGCAATATCAGATTCTTGGACCAACGGAACAGGAAAATTTGCTGATGCAGAATTATCAGGAGGGGCTACCTGGACATATAGAGCAGGAGAAGTAGGTACAGTATGGGCAACAGGTAGTTTTCCAATAGGCACTACAGGTTCATATTATTCCAATCCTGGTGGAGGAACTTGGTATACAGCATCGCAAGCAACACAATCATTTACATTTAAGGAAGATAATGATGTGAATGTAAATGTATCATCAATAGTAGAAGATTGGGAAGCATCGAATTATCTTAATAATGGATTTATAGTACGATTAGGAAATATACTATCACCAGAAGTATTACCAGGTACAAATCTGCAATTCTATAGTTCAGATACACATACTGTATATAGTCCGCAATTATTTATACAATGGGACAATGTAACTCAATTTAATTCTGGATCATTACCTGCTATATCTATTAACGATCAACCTATTATATATTTAGATGGATTTAAGGGAGAATATACAACCGATTCAATAGTTAGAGTATTCGTTAAGTCAAGACCGATGTATCCAAAAAGAACATTTAGTCAGAATCCTTCATATGGTACTGTATATGCGTTACCTACACAATCATATTATAGAATACT